TATAGATGCATTCACCGCCTGAACTCGCCTCAAGATCTGGGCAGAACTTTGGCAACAACGACAGTTGGCTCCTGGACTTAAAGCAAGAAGAATGCCCCTCCTGCCCGAGGTGGGGCAGAAGGGGCTGGAGGGCTTGGGGCTTTGACGCTCTAAGCCTTATTCCTCGTCAGACTTAGTCCTCATCGGAGGACGTGGAGGTGGTGGCCGTCGGGTCATCGAGCTTCAGCTCGCGAGCTGCCTTCTCCACGGTGCTGCGCTCCACCTTGCCCTCGCGGGCCAGGCCCTCGAGAACGCCGACGACGATGGACTCGGCGTCGGTGTTGAAGTAGCGGCGGGCGCCCTCGCGGGTATCAGAGAAGCCGAAGCCGTCTGCGCCTAGGACGATGTAGTCACCCGGGACGTAGGGGCGGATCTGCTCCTGCAGGTCCGTGGCGAAGTCGGAGACACCGACGAACGGTCCCTCGAAGCCCTTGAGCTGGGAGGTGGCGAATGCCTCGGTCGGCTCAACGCCCTTGCGCAGTGCTTCCTGGTTGCGGGCGGCGCCGTCGCGAGCCAGCTTGACCCAGGAAGTGACGGAGAACAGCGAAGCCTTGACGTCGTAGTTCTCAGCCAGGATTTCCTGTGCGCGCAGGGCCTCGTACATGCCCACACCGGAAGCCAGGATGTTGGCCGGGATGGAGCCGGACTCGGCGGTGTTGTAGTGGTAGATGCCCTTGTGCAGGCCCTCGACGTCGAGGTTCTCCGGCTCGGCAGGCTGCTTGACCGGCTCGTTGTACACGGTGATGTAGTACATGATCGGCTCGTTGTCCTCGCCGTACATGCGCTCGATACCGCGCGGAACCAGGTGGGCAATCTCGTAGCCGAAGGCCGGGTCGTAGACCTCCACGGCCGGGTTGGTCGACGCCAAGATCGGGGAGTGGCCGTCCATGTGCTGCAGGCCCTCACCGGTCAGGGTGGTGCGGCCGGCGGTCGCACCAATGATGAAGCCGCGGCCCAGCTGGTCGCCGGCAGCCCAGAAGGCATCGCCGGTGCGCTGGAAGCCGAACATCGAGTAGAAGATGTACAGCGGAATCATCGCCTCGCCCTGGGTGGCGTAGGACGTCGCTGCTGCGGTGAAGGACGCTGCAGCACCAGCCTCAGAAATACCCTCGTGCAGAATCTGGCCGTCGGCAGCCTCGCGGTAGGAGAGCATGAGGTCATGATCCACCGGGACGTAGTTCTGGCCGCGCGGGTTCCAGATCTTGAGAGTCGGGAACCAGGAGTCCATACCGAAGGTGCGGGCCTCATCCGGAATGATCGGAACGACGCGCTTGCCCAGCTCCTTGTCACGCATGAGCTCCTTGAAGGTACGCACCAGAGCCATGGTCGTGGCAACGTCCTGCTTGCCGGAACCCTTGCGAACCGAGCGTAGCTTGGACAGATCCGGGGCGGTGAGAGTCTCGAAGTTCTCACGGCGCTCCGGCAGGAAGCCGCCCAGCTCTTTACGACGCTCCAGCATGTACTTGATCTCCGGAGCATCCTTGCCCGGGTGGTAGTACGGCGGCAGGTACGGATCTGCCTCGAGCTGCTCGTCGCTGATCGGGATGCCCTGCTTATCGCGGAAAAGCTTCAGATCCTCCAGCGTCAGCTTCTTCATCTGGTGGGTCGCATTGCGGCCCTCGAAGTTGTGGCCCAAGCCGTAGCCCTTAATGGTGTGGGCCAGGATGACCGTCGGGCGGCCGGTGCCTGCGTAGCTCAGCGCCTTGTCGTATGCGGCGTAGATCTTGCGGTAGTCGTGGCCGCCGCGGCGCAGTGCCCAAATCTCATCATCGGACATGTCCTCCACCAGCTTGAGCGTGCGCTCATCGCGGCCGAAGAAGTGCTCGCGCACGTAGGCGCCGTCGTTAGCCTTGAAGGTCTGGTAGTCACCATCAGACGTGGTGTTCATGATGTTGACCAGGGCGCCGTCCTTATCGGCTTCCAGCAGCTTGTCCCAGCCGCGGCCCCAGACAATCTTGATGACGGACCAGCCGGCACCGCGGAAGAAGGACTCCAGCTCCTGAATGATCTGGGTGTTACCGCGCACCGGGCCGTCGAGACGCTGCAGGTTGCAGTTGACCACGAAGGTCAGGTTATCCAGCTCGTAGAGGGAGGCCATCTGCAGCAGACCGCGGGACTCCGGCTCATCCATCTCACCGTCACCCAGGAAGGCCCACACGTGCTGCTTGGAGGTGTCCTTAATTCCGCGCTTCTCCAGGTACTTGTTGAAGCGTGCCTGGTAGATGGCGTTGATGGGGCCAAGGCCCATGGACACAGTGGGGAATTCCCAGAAGTCCGGCATCAGACGCGGGTGCGGGTAAGAAGGCAGGCCATTGCCCTCACCGCGGGAGTGCTCTTGGCGGAAGCCATCGAGGTCCTCCTCGCTCAGGCGGCCCTCCATGAAGGCGCGGGCGTAGACACCCGGGGAAGCGTGACCCTGGAAGAAGACCTGGTCACCGCCGGAGGGATCATCCTTGCCCTTGAAGAAGTGGTTCAGGCCCACCTCGTACAGCGGGGCAGCGCCCGCGTAAGTAGAGATGTGTCCGCCGACGCCGATACCCGGGCGCTGTGCGCGGTGCACCATGATGGCCGCGTTCCAGCGGATCCAGCGGCGGTAGCGCTTCTCCAACTCCTCATCGCCCGGAAACTCCGGCTCCAGGGAGGTGGGGATGGTGTTGACAAAATCCGAGGACGTCAGGGACGGCAACGGCACGCGCTTTGCGGTAGCGCGCTCGAGAAGACGCAGCATGAGGTAGCGTGCGCGCTCCGGATCGGAAGAATCGAGAAGACCGTCGAGGGAGTCCATCCACTCGCGGGTCTCCTCTGGGTCGGAGTCATGCAGGTATGCTGCCACGCCATCGCGAACGATGGGGAAGTTGGAGTCGCCGTTGTGGGCGTCCAAGTCGGCCATTAAATCCTCCTGGTTCGTAGTACAAAGATCTTTCTCTAGGATACGCGCCCCTTTCAAGGTGGGTCACTCGGAGGCCCCCACGGGTGGTTTTATGGGGGAAAATGTCCACCTCTGGGCAAGATCGGGGGCGGTTCGACGCGAAAAAGTGCACCGTAGACGTTAAAATACTCTGCATGACATCAACGACTTCATCGGAAGGAACTCAGCGAGTGACGGGATTTGCAGCCAAGCTCGGTATCGAGGAGGGCCAGATTGCCCTGGAACTTGGCTGGGACGAGGACTGTGACTCCACGATTTCTGAGTCCATCGAGGACGTGTTGGGGGAGGACTTCCTCGAGGAGGAGACCGACGAGCTGTGTGACCTTGTGCTGCTGTGGTGGCGCGCGGAGGACGGCGACTTGGTCGATGGGCTGGTGGATGCCACCCGTCCCCTGGGTGATTCCGGCCGCATCTGGCTGCTGACCCCGGGCGCTGGAAAGCCGGGCAACCTGGAGCCGGGTGAGATCTCCGAATCCGCACAGCTGGCCGGCCTCGTACAGACCAAGGCCGAGCGCCTCGGCGAGTGGCAGGGTTCGTGCCTTGTGGCCCGTGGCTACACCAAGAAGCCCTAAGGAATAATCGCAGGATATACCTGCTCAGGCGACATTCGCAGCGGCGAATCATACCCCGATTTGTTGCTGCGGGTGCCTATGGGCTAATCTTGTTCGAGCACACCAAGTGCACTGCGGCTTTAGCTCAGCTGGAAGAGCAACTGGTTTACACCCAGTAGGTCGGGGGTTCGATCCCCTCAGGCCGCACCAGGTCAGGGCCACTTTCCACATTCGTAGGAGGTGGCCCTCACGCAATTCCACGACAATTCCACGACATCCCACGAAGCCCCTCATCCATACGGCCCGCCACCTCATCAAGGTCACCATCAAACAAATCCGCATACGTGTCCAACGTGAGCATCGCAGACTTGTGCCCCAACTGCTTTTGCACCGCCTTCACCGACGCACCGGAGGACACCATCAAGCCCGCCGCCACATGGCGCAAACCATGCGGGGTTAGCCGCCCAGGAATACGCCCATCCTCCACACAGCGTTTCACCGCATGAGCGAAGAAAGACGTATGTCCCAACGGGCGCAAGCACCCACCACTAGGACGCTCCCATACAAACTCATCCGGCCCCTTACCTTCAATCGCCCTCTCAATAAGCGGCATAATCGACGCAGGAACCGCCACCGTCCGCTGCTCCCACGACTTCGGCTCCATCGGCACCCACTCACCCGCATCATCACGAGCAATGGCCTGCGCCACCGTCAAACGACGACGCAGAACATTCACATCCCGCACCCTAAGGCCCGCCAACTCACCCCACCGGATACCGCACGTGCCTAGCACCGCGATAATGTCACCACGCGGGCCGCATTCACGCACCAGGGCGTTGAGCTGTTCCTGTGTCAGATACACCTTCACTGGGCCGGGTTTCTTCGGTAGCTTGATACCCTTGGCGGGGTTCTTGCGCATCAACCCGTCATTGACGGCGACTTCTAGAATCTGCATGAGCACCGCATGACAGTTCAGGACGAGGGTTGCTGATGGCGTGCTATCCTCCTCCCCATCGTCGCCGCGCCCGGGGCGGTACTTCTCTATTGACCCTACCCAGGCTTGCACTTCGGACGGCATGATACTGGCAACCTGCCGATGGCCCCACTGGGGTTTAACGTGGTACTCCCACGCGGAGTGAAGCTGGCGGCGGTAGTTGGGTTTCCGAGGTGCGAGGGTGGCCCACCATGCGGCGTGTACTTCCTCGACTTTGATACGCCCGGCGTTGGGGTCGATCCAGTCTTGTTGGTGCATGTGAGTGGCGTTGATGTCCGCCCACTTTTGCGCTTCGTTCTTGGTGCGGAATCCTTGTTTGGTGTGTCTCTTGCCGTCAGGGCCACGGTACTGTACTCGCCACGCCCTACCTTTTGCGGCCTTGTACGACCTAATAGATGCCATTATGCTTTCTCCTTGTTAGCCAGGGCTGAAAGAACGCCCCGGGCGACAACTCCGACCCCAAAACGGGGTTCGTGTTCCGGCCTTTGGTGCTCCTCCACTTCCACATGTTGAGCGCCAGGGCCGGTCTTGTTTTATGCTGTTGCTGGGCCCACATCCCCCCGGTTGGGCCTAGGGTGCCTTCGCGTATTGAGCTCAGCTCCGTGAAGGCATTCCTAGTTCTTGAGGCACTTTTGTGCCGCGCCGGTACCGTCGAACGGTCCGCCGGGGGTTTCCGGCCAGTTGAATAGGGACGCAGTGCCAGACGATGCTGCGGTAATTGGCCCGCCGCCATCTAATGCGGTAGTGAAGTCAGCGGAGAAAGGTTCATCCTCGCCCTCCCACTTGATGCTGGCGGCGACGAAGTTGTTGTCCACGCCCTGGACCATGACTGCTTTTTCGACGGTGGCGTGCGCCCCGTCATCCCACAGGTCACCGTCCATGATGCGGCTCATGGTGTCGTCGGGGACGGGCAGGCATTCCCATTCTTGGCCGGCGTGGCTGACGGTGGGCTGCTCTGGTGCGGCTTCTTCGGTGGGTTTTTCCTCCTCTGGTTGTTCCTCTTCTGGATGCTTTTCGGCTGGCTGCTCTGCCTGCTCCACGGTGGTTTCCTCTGGCTCGCTGGCCTCGTTGTTGGTGCTGCCTTCGCGGAAGAGTGCGGAGACAAACATGATGCCGAAGATGATAAGGGGGAGTACCCACCACTTCTTCCACCACGGCTTCTTAGGCTTCTTGGATGGGGTGCTGTTGGTCATGTGAGAGTCCTTTCATAGAGAGATTGCCAAGTTTTGAGAACTTTGACCGTCACGCCGAGCTCGTGAGCGATGAGTGAAGGTTGTGGTCCGTAGAGTGCTTCTGCTGCTGCGTATTCAGTGGGGGAGACGAGGATGCGGGCCGCAAAGCGGTCGGCGCGTAGCTCGTGTGCCCCGTGGTGGCCGGGCGGGTCACCGTAGTGCGCGTGCCCTAGCTCGTGGGCTAGGGAGCACAGGGTGGTGACATCGTCCATGCCGACGCGCAGGGTGATGGTGTGTTTGTGGGGGAGCCATGCGGCTTTAGGCCCGCCACGGTGCCACCTGATGCGGTAGCCCCGGGCCTGCGCCACGTCGATTAGGGCGTCAAGGTTAATCAATCAAGTCTTCACCTCGTTTCTCGCGCTCTGCCTGCTCGTCGGGGGAGGAGTCAGCGGCGTGCGGGATGCTGTCATCCCACTCCATGACGGTGCCGTCATCCTCATCCGGTAGTGAAGCATGCGGGTCGGACACGACGGATAGATTGTGCGAACCAAGGTTCGTAAGTCCTTGCGCGATTTCGGCCCACTTGTACGGATTCGAATCTGCTTCCAGGGGGCCAGTAAATGCTTGCCATTGTTCGTTGGACATTGTGTCCTTGAGCGTTTTTAAGAGTTGTGTTTCCACGGCGTCAAAACGAACTTCAATCATCTTCTGGGCCTCAAATACATCATTCAGTCTCTTCTCTAACTCTTGAGCGACTTGACGTCGCTGTTGAGCTGAATCGTTTGTTCCCGCCTCTTCCTCGGTTATAAATTCGGCTTCCACAAGAGCTTCTAGAACGTTGAGGTTGAAGGCGCGGGCGAACTTAACGACGAATTCGGGGTCTGCTTTAGCTCCGCTTTTCCAGCGGGTGAAGGCGCTTTGGTTGAAGCCTGCTTTTTTGGCGGCGTCGCGCATTGTCATGTCTCCGATTATGGGCTCGATGTAATCCCACCAGCGTGTTGAACTCATGCCTCTAACCATATTTGCGCACGCGCAAAAGTGCAAGTGATTGTGGCAAAGCAAAGAAAACTTGCGCAGGAACAAACACTGATGTAGTTTCATTTGTGTAAGCCCAAACAGGGTTTGCTAAAGAACAAACAAGGAGGTTGCATGACTTTCCTTCATACAGTTCGAGTCCGCAAAGAGTGGCTAGAGAACGCAGTCAATGAAGCAGGAGGCATCGCAGCCCTCGCAGAAAAACTTGATTGCGCACCATCCACAATTAGCCGCCAACTCAACGACAGGGCAGAAGCCGGGCCGCGCCTCATCGGCTCAATCCTCGCGAACTTCCCCGTCACATTTGAGGACGTATTCGACGTAACCGAAGAAGAAATGCGCATACGACGAGTTCGAGTTCGCTCCGTCGCATAAGAAAAGGCCCGGTGCTGGAACACCGAGCCAAAAGAGAGTTAACAACAAGGAGATTAGCACAATGGGAAACCAGCTAGTAACTATTCCGGTGCCTGGCACCTCAACCCCCATCATGGCAGTGCAGCATGACGGCACGGAATGGGCCGCTGCTCGCCACATCTGCGACGCGCTTGGCATCGACTGGAAGAGCCAGCATCGCAAGCTCAAGGACAAGCCATGGGCAACCATGGTCAGTTTGACCACGGTTGGCACCGACGGCAAGAACCGTGAAATGGCGATGGTTGACCGTCGCACGCTCACCATGTGGCTCGCCACGATTAACGGGTCGATGGTCTCTGAGACGGTTCGCCCGATGCTTGAGGCTTACCAGCTCGAAGCCGCTAACGCCCTCGACGCCTACTTCCACCAAGGCGGCGCCATCAACCCCCGCGCCGAAGAACACCAACTAAACGCGCTCATGCGGCAGTCGCAGATGCAAATGGAACTCTGCCAAGCAGCGAAGGGGCTTATCCACCCTGACCACCTGGAAGCAAAGGCCCGCATCGTCCTGGCCCGTGGCTTGGGCGAAGCCCCGGAACTCGACCCGAAGACCCGGCCTCTGTACACCGCGGACTTCCTCAAGTCCAAGAACCTGTCCACGAAGAAGATGAAGTCCGTGGCGCCAATGTTCGGCAAGCGCATGAAGGCGCTGTACACGCTTGAGCGCGGTCGTGAGCCGGAAAAGTACGACCTCACCCTGTCGAACGGTCAGGTGCGCCAGGTCAACGGCTACACCGAAGCAGACCGACCGTTGATGCAGCGCGTCTGGGACCAGTACTACGCCACCGCATAAAAGAAAACCCCGCCGAAGCGGGGCCAAAACAATCTATTTAGGAGACTACATCATGGGTGAACTAATTCCCATTCAAGACCGTGACGGCATTCAGGCAGTCATGGGCCGCGACCTACACAAGTTCCTGGAAGTGTCGGAGCGATACACACAGTGGTTCGCCCGGATGGAGGAATACGGCTTTCTTGCAGGTCAGGACTTTATCCGAGAAACCGGAAAAAGTACCGGTGGGCGCCCATCTGTAAACCACATCATCAACCTGGACATGGCTAAGGAAATCTCCATGATTCAGCGCACGGACAAAGGTAAGCAGGCTCGCCAGTACTTCATCGAATGCGAGCGCAGGGCGAAGGAACCAGCGCAGCTGTCCCCGGAAGAGCTCATGGCTCGGGCTATCAAGGTTGCTGACAGCACCATTAAGGAGCTGGAGGCAAAGACCGCAGACCAAGCCCTTGCACTCGAAGCCGCGAAGCCAAAAGTGGAGTACTACGACCACTGCGTATCCATCGAGTCCGACGTCATGACCGTCAAAGATTGGGGCGCACACTTCGGGCTGACTGAGCCACAAGCTCGTCAGAAACTTCTAGACGCAAAAATGATTTACCGCAAGGTTCAGACCCGCGAATGGTCATCTCGCAAGGGTGACGTGGTTGACCGCAACGAATACCGCGCCTATGCCGCATACCGGAATCTGTTTGACCTGCGCGCCCAGCACAATGCCCCGCGCTACCACAACGGGCAGGTGCGCCAAACACTGTACGTGCGGGCCGGGTGGGCAATCACCGTAGCCAAGAATGCCGGCATTGAGGTGGACCGCTCTATCTATGACATCTTGCCGGAGTCTGCCTAATGGGCATCTCAGACAGGCGCTACAAGTAGCCCGAAAGAAGGAACCAATATGCCCACCATCACTCGCACCCACTTCGAAGGTGCAACTCCGATCACCGAAAGACTGCCGCACAACACTCTTGCGGAAGCGGTGGAAGCCACCCTTGCCCATGCCCGCGAGGAATACCGCCACGTACACGTGAAACGCATGGACAACACCAGCGCAGACCTGTGGGCCTGCAATAACCCTGACTGGCCTTCCTTCGGTCAAGGGTTCTACCTCGAAACACTATAGCCCGACTTAGCAGGCATGGGGAGTGCAAGCCTCCCCACGGGCACCAGGCCGCTAGCGCCCTCACTAGGGGATAGCTGAGGGACTAGCAGGCCGTGATGAATGACAACTGAATAGTGAAGAGCGCCGGATGATACCGGCCCCGTGAGCATGGTTCTTAGATTGCGATGACCGGGGCGAACCGTGAGGTAGGCACCCCAACGTGGTTGGGAGGGAACGAGCGGCGCTGACATAAATACACGCTTCGCTGGCGGAATCGGCAGACGCACCGCACTCAAAATGCGGCACCCATTGAGGTATCCGGGTTCGAATCCCGGGCGAAGCACTCAGGCCAGAAAGGTTATTGATTCATCACTTATTGCCTATATCGCTGGTGATGATTCTTGCAAGCAATATCGGGGTTCGATTCCCCGGCTGGCCACGAGGGGTTGTTAAGCGCATTCTTCCTGCACTAAGGCGAAATGGAGCGTCAAGGTTGTAACCCGCGGGGTCGGACACTGCTCGCTTGGCTCTGCATACCTGCAACCCCACATAAGAATGCCCCCGCGACTGCACTGAAAAATGCGCGGGGGCTTTGCTCTGTCCACCAGAAAGGGACACCCATGAATACTACACCGGCTTGGCTCACCGTTAAGGATGCCGCTGAGTACACGGGCCTGCATGCCGAAACGATCCGCATTTTGATGCGGCGCGGCGAGATTGAGGCCCGCAAGCCGGGCAAGACCTGGCGCACAACAACCACCTGGCTCGACCAGTACATGAATCAAGGAGCAGCATGAAACGACTACTCAAACACATCTTCCACCGCAGGCACCGCGCCTACTCGCCACGTTTCTACATGATGCGGAGGAGCTGACATGCGGGAAATCACCATCGACCAAGCCATCGCGCATTTCAAAGACATTGAGGGCCGGTACCGCGCCCTGTACACCATGACCCGACTGCCGGAGAGTATCCGCCGCCGCATCAAAGACAACGCGGCACAAGCCCATCTTTTGGCCACCCTGGCTGAGAAAGAGAAAAGGAAAATTGAACATGGATTCTAAACGACCTCCCCGCACGTCCCCTGATGCTCGTCGTGTTGCTTACTGGCAGGATGTCGCTGCGAAACGCACAAGGTTGGCTTGGGCTACCGGCATTCTTGGTGGCCTCGTCGGTTTCGTCGCCCACGCTTTCATCAGTATGCCGCCGGTGTGGATGTGATGACCAGTATCCATAAAGACCTCATCACCGGCGTGTGGCACGTACGCGAGGGGGACGCGGTGTTTCCCGCTGCAAGTTGGGGTGAAGCCCTGCGCTTTGTGCACGAGATGGGGGAGCACCGCACCAAGAACAAGCCCGTGAAGAAGCGGGTGCGGAGCAAGCCCACCAAGGGGCAGATTGTGGCCGAGGAATATGAGCATTTTGAGATGATGCTTGGCCCGAAACTCGCTGTGCAGCGGCTTGCCGCTGTGTACCACACCACCCCGAAGACGATTGAAAGACATATTCAACGATGGAGCTCACCCCAGCACGATTTAAGCGTGGCCGCTGGTGGGTAAACATCCCACGCCCCACCTCTTTTAAGACGCAGCCGGAGGCCACGAAAGCGCTCGTTGCTTACCGCGATGAGCACGGCTGTCTCTACCACGCCTGCACCCGCATCGGAACTGATGACCTTGATTTGGGGCGTGGTTTCCGGTTCTGCGATGAGCATGCCCGCCACGCGAAGAAGATTCTCAACACCCAAAGGATGACATGAATACACCGAATAAGATGCCGCAACATTTGACCAGTATCACCCCGCACTTCCTCTACATGGAGCCGTTGATTGAAGAGGCGGACGACGTGATGCAGGCCTTCATGGACCGTGGCTATGAGCCTGACATTGCGTGCACGCTGACTGACATGACTTTGGCCCGCTATGACGAGAAGGGAAAGAAGTGAGACGCTACGAACCGGCAGACAACGAGGACTGGCTGGCGTTTCGTCAAGGAAAGTTGACCTCGACGGAGTTGGCGCGCCTGCACTGTAGTAGGAATGCCGCAACGTGGCATGAGGTGCGCGACGCTAAGGAACATGGCTCGAAGTTCCACGGCAACCAATACACAGAGTGGGGCAGCGCCCGCGAACCACTCCTGGCCCAGGTGCTGATAGACGAAGTTGATTCACGCCTCGTCTACAACGCGGAGCCACAGACCATCTTCCTACCCGATGATGAACGCCTGTCCTGCACCCCAGACCTCTACGCCGAAGACCTAGAAGTCATTGGGGAGATTAAGACCAGCACTGAGCCGTTTCAAGGTGGCCGCTGGCATGACTGGTGCCCTAATCAGTACTACGCACAGATTCAGGCAAACATGCACTACACCGGGGCAGAAGCCTGCGCCCTGTTGGTGGAGGTACATGAGGACTTCACGCCGGTAGCCCTCGACCACCGCACCATCCTCTACGACCCGAAGTTCGCGCAGGAGTTGATGGACACCGCCGCTGAGTGGTTCGCCTGGTTGGATGGCACCACACCAGAGTGGATGGGCGAAATCACCAGCCTCGACCAGGTGGACAACGTCACCGACCTTGTTGCCCAATACGCCATGCTCACCGCCGAAGTCGACGACCTCAAGAAGCGCATCAACGCCCTCAAGGCGGAAATCCTGGCGCTGACCGGTGACTCACACACCGGTGATTACGGCGGCTACCACCTCACCGTCTCCACCACGCAACCAAGCAAGGTGTTTGATTCTGCCGCGTTCCGAAAAGCGCACGCAGACCTCTACACCAAGTTCAAGACCAAAACCCGCGAAGGCTACACACGCCTCACTATCAAGGAGCAGTAATGACTGACATTTCCACCTACAACCCAGACCAAACCCCAACCCTCTACGACCCCAACAAGGCACCAACCCTCATGGAGAAGGGCGTGGCCAAGCTCCGCCAGCACGCTGAGCTGAAAGCCATGGCATTCGACTACGCCGACTTCATCACCAAGACCGGCGCATGCCCCACCATCTACAAGAACAAGCCCATGGATGCCGCCGCCGCCATCATCCGTGGTACCGCCCTGGGCTTCGACCCCGACGGGGCACTGGAAGCATTCTTCGTCATCAACGGTAAGACCGGCATGTACGCCCGCGCCATGGTCGCGGTGGCGGAGAACGCGGGATGTGAGCTGTGGGAGGTCGAAGCCTCTGACGAGTCGGTGACGTGGGCAGGCCGTAAGCCTGGTGGGCCTGAGCAGTCGGTGACGTGGACGATGGAGCGCGCTAAGAAAGCGGGCTATGTATCCAATAAGCGTTATGGTACGAATCCACAGGAGATGCTGCGCTCTAAGTGCCAGGCTGAGCTGTCTCGCATGATTGCTGCCGGGCCGCTGATGGGCCTTTACTCAGAGACGGAGGACGCGGCGTTTACCCCGAAGCCGGTGACGGCTACCGCGACTCGTGAGGATGTGCGTGCGAAGGCTGAGGCTGCGCCGGTGCCTGCGTTGACCACGAAGAAGGAGCCGGTGGTGGTTGATGATGACCTCATCAACGATGTTCGGGAGACTTTGGAGAGTTTCACCACCTCGGAGCAGGTCAACGATTTCGCCGCCAACCTGAAGCAATCAGGTGAGGTACCAGACGAAGTAATGGACTTGTGCCGCGCCCGCTGGCAAGAGCTGGAAGGGGAAAAGTAGATGGTCAACCACATCACGATTAGCGGCAACCTGACGAAGGAACCTGTGCAGCGCTTCACCCCCAACGGTAAGTCCGTTGTGGAGTTCACCATCGCCCACAACACGAGGCAGTACAACCAACAATCCCAGCAGTGGGAGGACGGCGAACCCTGCTTCATCGACGTGACATTTTGGGGCAAGAAGGGAGAGAACTTCCTCCACGACTACACCCAAAACGGCAAACGCCCCATCATCGTCCTAGGCAGTCTGAAGCAAGACCGCTGGGAAGACAAAAACACCGGCGACAAGCGCAGTAAGCACAAGATTAACGCCGATGATGTCACCTTCATCCCACGCGGGCAGGGCCAGGGAGCGCAGCAGTCTTCGGCTCAGCAGCAGTGGAATCAGGCCGCGTCCCAGGGCCAGACCGCCACTACGGGGGCGTGGGGTGACCCCGCACCCGTAGGCCAGCAAGGCGAACCTCCCTTTTAGGTGACTGGTATGGATGCCGCCTACTACCAAGAAAAGCTGAAAAAGCTAGAGGGCAGACTCCTCGCCTACGCCTACGACATCGACCACCTCAAGCACTACAGCAACGATGATCCAACCCCCGCAGAATTGCAAGACCTCGGGGCAGCAGATATGGCCAAAGCGGCTGCACACGTCATCGCCCTCATCAGACGAGGCGAGTACTGATGCCCTACCAGGAGATGGCGGCGGCAGACCTACCTAATCACAGGGTTTGCCGCATTGTCCTGGACCCCGACACGTATGACCCCACCCTGGTGCCCGACCGCCTGGTCTACGCCACCCAAGACGGCGACTACGTGTACGGGGCAACCCGCGACGGGCGCTTCGCCCTTAAAGCAACCTCCACCGTCCTCGTCGACCCCACCGCATGACCCCGCTGTTAGGACCTCGATAGTCCACAGGCGGGGTTTATTTCAGCCCCAACGGACTTTAACCCATGCCTAACCCTGACCACCGTGCTCGCGAAGACATGCGCGCCTGGCTCGAATCCCAAGACGTGTACTGCGCCACGCCCATGTTCCTCGACGCACTCATCCAACTGTTCCAAAGCATAGAGAAAGGAGGAAAAGAAGATGAGGGATTTTGCTCAGATTAAGTTGTCTATCTGGAACGATGATTCGTTCCTTGACCTGAGTAACAACGCTCAACTGCTGTATTTTGTGCTCATCTCGCACCCCACCATGAACCGCGCCGGCGTGGGAACGTGGCATGCGGGCCGTCTGGCTGGGATGTGCGCGTCCTGGACGCGGCAGGATGTTGAGCGTGCTGCCTGTGAACTTATTGATGGTCGTTTCATCGTGGTTGATGAGGATACGGATGAGTTCTTGGTGCGGACTTTTGTGCGGCATGACGGGTTGATGAAGCAACGGAATTTGGCGACGACGATGGCGCGTGAGTTTGCTGCTGTGGGCTCGAGGGCGATTAAGGGTGTTGTGGTGTGGGAGCTTCGGAGGCTGCATGAGGAGCACCCAGAGTTTAAGGGTTGGGGGTCTGATGAGGCGTTGGCGTTGTTGAAGAAACGCGCTATTGACCCTTCCATTGACCCCTCGGTTTACCCTTCCATTCACCCTAAGGTTGACCCTAGCGTTGACCCCTCGGTTGACCCTTACGTTAAGGGTGCCGTTGACCCTAAGGTTGACCCTTCCAGTGACCCTAGCGTTAAGGGTGAACCTAAGGGTTCGGTTGACCCTAGCGTTGACCCTAGCCCTACAACCACAACCACAACCACAACCTTTTCTAGACGTTCGCAGAGGGTGGAAACGCAGGATGGGGTTGAGGGGGTTCGGGGGAGAAGGGGAAACCAAACCACCGCCAACGAAGGTGCGGAGTCGGACGCATCGAACCCCCCTCCTGAAAGTCTCGACGAGTTGGCGGCGGCTTACGCCGCACGCACTCGTTGCCCGAAGCATCGTCACATCCCGGATGGGGAGTGGGTGGATGAGCCGTGCCGTGAATGCCAAAAGTTGCGTGAGGGCACTGAGGCGGAGGATGCCCGGGCCGCTGAGGCTGAGAAGGAAGCCCGCCGCGCCGCGATTGATGCCTGCGACCTGTGTGACGACAACGGCATGAGGTATGAGGCGGGGGAGGCATGGCGCTGCGACCACAACACCGCAACACCCCCAAATCATGGCCCAGCAGCCCCACAGAGCGACAAACAGCCCGCCGATGGGCAATCACCCCAAACCAACACCCAAACACGCCAGAAACGAAAGAAAGCGCCATTTTGAGCAGAACACGAAAAACCGCAAAACAAGCCGGCGCACGCTTTGAGCGCTCCATCGCTGACTACCTCGCCGCCAACCTCGATGACCGCATAGACCGCCGCGTCAAAACCGGGGCGAAAGATTGCGGCGACATCGCCAACGTCCGCGACAGCCACGGCGCACGCATCGTCATCGAATGCAAAGACTACGGCGGACGACTCCAACCAGCCCAATGGCTACGCGAAGCCCACCAAGAAGCGCTGAATGACAACGCCTACGCCGGCATCGTCATAGCCAAACGCAAAGGCACCACCAACCCCGCCGACCAATACGTAATCACCGACCTCGCCACACTCACCCAACTACTCAAAGGACCAGGACAATGACCGAAGACGACTACTGGGAGCGGGTGCGTGACATCCGCAAAGACGACCAGATTCTGTACGACGAGCGCTACACACCGAAGGAAGAAAATCCTGACAACTGGCGGCAGCGTGACCCGATTGTGCTTGGCCCTCATGACGAGTTCCTAGTCATCGGCGCTGTGCGCTACGCCCGTGGCCGCGCCACCTACACAGTCAAGGAGACCGTGGACTGGGTCATTAAGCACTGGGATGACCTGTCGGACAACACGCGCCGTGTCATCGCCCGCGACGTGCGGGAAGAATGCCGCAACAGGCGCGACACCTACAGCCAGCGCACCACCCTCACCCGAATCGACGACCCCGACTGGAACCGACTCTTAAACCACATCAAGGAGAGCAAATGACTGAACTAAACCGAGAACAAATCGAAGCCGCGCACTACGCCGTAGAAAGGCTCGCACGCCTGGCAACAAAGCCCGGGATTGTACCCCTGAACGAAGGGATAGTAGAGGACTATCAGGAAATGATCCTCAAAGCGCTGCCACCACGACCCCGCCCCACAATGGCTGACGTGGTATGGAACGATGAAGAGCACTTCTTGGCCGAGGCGAAAATAAAGAATGGGCCGCTAGTAGCCATGATTGGGGAGGTCCGAGACCAGTGGATCATCTGCATCCCTATTGAGACTGATCCCTCATTGCTGTGCAAGAGAACGGAGTTTGAGGGATACCTCACACCGACCGGCAAGCGCTACACCCTCACAGAGGTGCAGGAATGAGCACTGGCCCTTGGCATCGCTGGTTTGCATGGTACCCCGTCAGAACTGAAGAGCATGGCTGGCGGTGGCTACGCACCGTAGAACGCGCACTGCACTACCCGCCAGACATACCGTTCGCCCCTTCACCATTCTGGGTCTACCGCCCCACCGCCAACAACCGACACGAAACGGAGAACACCGATGACTGACCTGAGCACCACCAACCTGAAGCGCCTACTGGCTGAAGCCGCACCCGGCCCGTGGCGCTTCAGTGAGGGCATCGAAGATACCCCATGGGGAACCGAGGAAATCATGCACGAAGTCTACGCCGCAGAACGATCCCTGTTTGGTGTCTGTGGTGACTCTGTGACGGATGAATACCCCGGAAATTTGCCCCTCGCAGCAGCCGCCCCAGACCTCGCACAGGAAGTCCTACGCATGAGGGAAGAGCTTATTGCCTGGGCTAACGACGAAGCGCAAGCACACAACGCCCTAGTGAAGCAAGCACCGGAAGCAGGCGGCGCAGGAATCATCACCACCCACAAGACCATCTATAACCGAATCTTGGACATCCTAGGAGACCACAATGGATAAAGACAAGCTTCACCGCGCCCTAGCGCACATCGCTGCTGGTGCCGACAAAATGGCCCAAGCCGTGCAGGTAATCCAAGAGGTCTACGCCCTGGGTGGTGCCAGCCAAGACGCAGCCAAAGCACTCGCAGACGCGGGCCTACTCACCCCAGACCCGCCCGAGCCATGCATCTACCCGGACACGGGAGAACACGAATGGCACATGGAAGACGGCTACGTGAGCGTGGAAGGCGGCATCATTCACGTCATCCACGACGAAGCAGGGGATGACCGGGAGCCAGTGGAGCTAGACCCTGACCCTGGTGAACTCCGCTTCTCCACCACCACCAAGGGGCGTGAGACTGCCTACGCAATCCTCGCCGCCTGCGACCACAAGGACGCACAAGATGACTAACTACGACCAAGCCCTCCACGTGCTTGAAGCCGCCCGACGGCCCGGAGACCTCCGCATCCACCCGAATGATGCGGTAGAAGCACTCGCACAGGCGGGACTCCTAGCACCAGACCTGCCGGAGGCGAACGACCCAAGCATTTTCGTACCCGACGGCAAGGGCTGGCTGCTCGACGACGAAAACGGCCCTGTTGTGTGGACGGCACCTGGCGGGCTGGTCATGGTGCAGCGAATCGAACCCGGCGACCTCACACCAGACGAAGCCAACGCCTTCGCCCTCACCGTCCTCGCAGCAGCCCAATACGCCAAGGAGCAAGAGCATGGTTAATATGGTTGGCTTTCACCACAAGGAACCGGAACACAACACGGCAGGAGTGGGCGAGCCAGGGTATTTCGTGAAAATCCGACCCACACCCACTGCACAGTATCCACTGTGTGCGAGAGTTCGCACCCCTACCGGAGGAATCATCTTCTACACCCCAGAAGAAGCCACAGAATGGTCAGACACCCCACACCGACACATGGCCGAAACCTACATCAAATGGACAAAGGACACCACCAATGACTAATCAAGAACGCGCAGCACGAGAAGCAATGGAGCAAGACAATGGCTAGAATGGTACACGGACACGTGACCATCATCAAAGAATACGGGGACGGCTATCAGGAACCGCATTCAGCGTCTATTGATTGTGCATGCGGTGCGCATATCTGGGATTGGATGCAGTACTACGCTGAAGCTCCCGACTGGGAGCAGAACTGGCTAGACCACCTTACAGTTGTTCAACATTGGATAGACCCCACGCCTATTTATGCGGAGCTCGGGGATGACTATGAGGTTACGTACTCACATCTAAATCAAGAGCTAATACACTTCGGCCGCATTGATTGCAGTATCCCCGGCGTGAGACGCGAAACGGCAGGTGTATTCTAATGACTAAGACACTTGCGGATATGACCGTAGAGGAACGCGCCGAATGCGTAGGTATGTGGGGCAACCATACATTTTGGGGCCAAGTGCTCATTTCAATCACTGACGGCGTGCAATTTCGCGGCGTAAATGTGGAGATCATTTGCTTTGTTGACGGGCGACCCGTGCGCGAATGGGCAAGCACGAGTGAAGTCACCCCGCGCCCCGACCTGCCCCGCGCCTGGGCACCCGACGGAACACCACCAACAGGCCAGTGGGAGCACGCCGAATACCTCGGAGACCACAAAGGCATGACCGATGTGTACTACTTCGACGGCGACCCCACACACCGCCGCTGGATAGGGGAATGGGAGGAAGCATGAGCCGGTGGAGGGTCTACAAAGACAACGAGGATAGGGCATGGCGGTGGCTAGCGACACCCGATCACGCCAGCTGGTGGGAGGAACCCCAAGGGCGCCGCTTCCCGCAGTGGGGCATGGCCGTGGACTACGCCGACCATATGGCCCACCTCCCGCTACCCAGGCCCACCGGGCACCCTATTGAGGTAGCGGAGGCGCTACAAGCCCTCGGCTACAAGCAGGAGGAACAAGCATGAGCGTTGACGAGCAACAGTTCCGTGACACCGCACGACGCCTAGGCCAGCTCTACACCCAACTACATGAGCTGAAATACGCCCGCCCCAAACCACCCGAAGTACGGGTAATGAAGCCAGCGCCTGGCCCGCAATCCCCGGGCAATTGGTTGTACGTCGCCACATACATCGACCAAGAACAAAAGCTAAGAGAGGTTGCGTTCAACGCCTTCGCTGACATTGGCGTACGCATCCACGACACAGACGCAGCAGCACCACGCCTCTGCCAACTCCTGGCCTTTCACGCACAAGCAGCCAGCGAACTCAACTGGGCCACAGACCTCCACGACGAACTCCAAAACCAAACCCGAATCATTGATAGGAGATGCAACCCACCACAACCCAACACCATCGCCAAACAACCCGAACCCAGGCACGGCGCAGAACACACCGCCCGCCAACTCAGAGCACGCGGCATCCCCACAACCGCCGACACCATCCGCGGATGGGCACGCCACGGACACATCACCCAAACCACCATGCCCAACGGGAGAGCAGGATACCTACTCACCGAAGCCCTCAACCACGCCCGCCACCACTAGCACTATTCCCCACTTCCGGTGTACAATCGACGCGACGACACTTCATACCCTGGCAACAGCCGGGGTATTTCGCGTTTTAGGGGGACACGCCATGGGCTGGGCCGACACACGCCACCAAAAGAAACTCGCCGCAGACTTCAAAGCCAAATGCACCAAAAACAACACCCCCTGCCACCTCTGCGGCCAACCCATCGACTACACCGCCCCACCCCAAACCCCAGACGCCTTCGAACTCGACCACTACTACCCACGCAGCACCCACCCCGAACTCACCGAAGACCCCGCCAACTTCCGAGCCGCACACTCCAACTGCAACCGCAGCCGCGGCAAAGGAACCGCGGTGTTCGCGCTTGGTAGCCAGTCCGAGCAGTGGTGACTGGTCGAGGGGTAGGCCCTGAAAATCACGGCAGAAGTAGGCGACGGACGCCTCCGGCGGGGTGAGGTGTCCTCTCTCCCCGAAGCTCGAAGGGGGGCTCGCGCAAGAAGGAGGTATGACCAGTGGCTTTACGGCATGGTTACCCGACAGAAGACGACATTGAGGACGTTGAAATCGGCGATTTTGAGCGTATGCGGGATGCAGTTCGGAAGTCTGTTGAGACGGCGGACCATCTCGAGGATTCTGACGAGGCTGATATTCAGTTGGCGTATCGTTTGGCGGACATTATTGATGAGGCGCGGGCGTCTGGGGACCCGGACGCGATTCATAAGACCGCGTTTGGTCCGATGCCGACGTTGCATAAGGTGCTGACGTCGTTGGGGCTGAACCCTGAGGGGCGTGACAAGCTTGGGTTGAACTCGCAAGAGGACGACGAGGATTGGTAGGCCGTGGCGCCCTTGGTTGGTTCCACGGTGCCGCGGATGTTTACCCCGCCGCTGCGTGAGCTGACGCCGGAGACGTCGTGGGGCTTCGACGTCGTTTGGTTTGCGCGTGAGATTCTTTGTCAGCCGTTGTCACCGTGGCAAGAGTGGCTGGCGATTCATTGCCTTGAGCTCATGCCCCAGGAGCAGGTCAAGGAACTCTATCCGGATGACCCGTCGGTGTGGGGGGAGGAGATACCTCGGTTTAAGACCATTTTGGTTCTGGTGGCTCGGCAGAACGGTAAGACACATTTCGCGAAGGTGCTTATTAAGTGGGCGCTGTTCCGCAAGCGCCTGCGCTACATTCTCGGCGCCGCCCAAACGAAGAATGACGCCTATGAGCTGTGGGAGGACATCGAGAAGGAGTGCGATGAGAATCCGCGTTTGAAGAAGCGGATGAAACGCACTTCGTTTGCTCATGGCTTCGAGGCGTTACGCTCGAACTGGGGTGTCTACCGGATTGCGGGCCTGGACCGAAAGGCTGGGCGCGGCAAGACGGCGAACATGCTCTACATGGACGAGCTTCGTGAGCATAAGGATTGGGCTGGCTGGTCGGCGTTGTCGTCGACGACGAACTCGCCGCTGGTTGGCTTCAATGTGGCTACGTCGAATGCTGGTGATGCACGTTCGGTAGTGCTGCGGCATTTGCGGGATACGGCATCGAAGGCGATCCGTGAGAAGCGGACTGATAAGGCGACGTTGTTCATGGCCGAGTGGTCGGCTGACCCTGACCTTGACCCTTCCGATAAGCAGGGTTGGGCGCAGGCAAACCCGGACTTGGGAAGTAGCCGGTTGACGGTGCGTGATATTCAGGCCGAGTTTGATACCAAGACGGAGGCAGAGTTCCGAACGGAGAACCTGTGCCAGTGGGTTGATGTTCTTGCCCCGTCGAAGTTTCCGGAGGGGTCGTGGGCTTCGTGCTTGGATTCGGAGTCGCGGCGCACTCCGGGCGCCAAGGTACATGTCGGCCTGGATGTTGCAGTGGACCTGAAGGCTGCGCACATCGTTGGCGCGATGAAGCGCCCGGACGGTTTATGGCATATCGAGTTGCTGGCGTCGCGCCCAGGTATTGATTGGGTGACTGGGTGGCTGGAGCAACGCCTTGAATCATCCGATTGGTTTGACGGTGAGGTCGCGGTACAAGCTCGCGGTGCTCCCGTAGGCACGCTCATTCCGCGGTTGCGGGAGGCGGGTCTTACGGTGCGCGAGTGGGCTGGACCTGACCTGACTCAGGGCACTTTGGCGTTCTATGACCTGGTTGCTCAGTCGAAGCTGCGCCACCGCGGCCAGCCCGCGCTTGATGCCGCCGCCACGGGCGCGCAGGACCGGCGCGCTGGCGATGCGTTCATGTGGGACCGCTCGAAATCAGTGGGCGATGTTGCCCCAATTGTGGCCGCGACCGCGGCTGTTTGGCTTGCCTGTCAGCCGGAGGCAGAGCCGCCGAAACAATCGGCGTACGAGACGGCGGATTTGATGATTCTTTAGGAGGTGTTTATGGGGCTTCGTGAGTGGCTTGGCTTCAGTAAATCGACGATGCTGCCGGAGCCAGGCGAGTTGCAAGCGCCGATTGTGTCGGCGTACATGGACGACCTTCTGATGCAGATTCGGAATCAGTCGCCGGCGGACTTGTGGCGTTCGCAGCCGTATCTTCGGATGGTGATTTCGTTCCGTGCGCGGAACGTTGCTCAGATTGGGTTGCACGCCCTGGAGTTGATGCCGGATGGTGGGCGTGAGCGGGTGCGCTCCGGGCCGATTGGTGCGCTTCTGCGCGAACCGAACCCTGACCAAACTTGGTACGAGTTGCTGTTCGGTTTGGTGTCTACGTTTGACCTGTACGATGAGGCGATTCTCTACATTGCCGACGATGGGGAGAAGATTCTGCTGCGGCATATCCCGAGGAATTGGATTCTTCAGTGGATTGACGCGGATGCCTATGGTGTTCGTGGCGCTCGCGTGCATTTCCCTGGTGATGATGTTCATGGGCGGATTGTTCCTGAGGACAATTTGATTCGTATTCATGGGTGGTCGCCGGAGGATGAGCGTTTTGGGGCGTCGCCGATTGAGGCGCTTCGGGTGATTCTCGAGGAGCAGGTTCAGGCGCAGATTTTCCGGCTGCAGATGTGGAAGCGTGGCGGGCGTGTCGGTTCTTATGTGACGCGTCCGAAGGATGCGCCGGATTGGACTCCGGAGGCACGCCAGCGGTTCAAGCACTCTTTCCAGGCGGCGTTCACGGGTGAGAGCGGGTCGCAGGCTGGTGGTGTTCCGGTTTTCGAGGACGGTATGGAGTGGCGAAAGCTGTCTGTTACCGCCCATGAGGAGGAGTTCGTGGAGGCGTCGAAGCTGGCGCTGACCACTGTGGCCGGTGTGTATCACGTCAACCCGACGATGCTCGGCCTACTCGATAACGCCAACTACTCCAACGTGAAAGAGTTCCGTAAATCGTTGTACGGCGACACGTTGGGGCCGCTTCTGAAGCAGATTAGCGAGAAGCTGAACGCCCGAATCCTGCGCTACGTGTCAGAGCGTAGCTATCTCGCTGAGGAGCATCCGAATCTGGAGAATGTCTATTTCGAGTTCAATCTTCGGGAGAAGCTCCAGGGCAACTTCGAGGAAGAGGCCGCGGTTCTTGGCGGGGCAGTCGGCGGGCCGTTCATGACGGTCAACGAAGCGCGCTCACGCCAGAACATGCCGGCGGTTCCGGAAGGCGACCGCCTCATCCAGCCGCTCAACCTCGGGTTGAGGGGTGATGAGGAGTCTTCTGGAGACCAGGAGGTGGTTGATCCGCCGGATGACCAATCAGCTTTACCTGAAGGGGAAGAAGAATGACAGTAAAGAGCGTCATCGCTGAGGTTAAAGCCCTCGGCGATGGAGAAAAGGCCGAGTTTGAGGCGTACGCGTCCGTGTTCGGCAACCGTGACAGTTACGGGGATGTCGTGCAGAAGGGTGCTTTTGCGGCTTCGTTGAAGGCATGGGACGAAAAGGGTGCTCCGATTCCGCTGTTGTGGGGCCATAATATGGCCGATCCGGACTTCAATATCGGCATGGTGACCTCCGCTGAGGAGGATGAGCACGGGCTGAAAGTGGTCTGCGAGCTTGATACCGACTCGCCGAAGGGTGCGCAGGTGCACCGCCTGCTCAAGCAGGGTCGTGTTCGGGAGATGAGCTTTGCTTTCGCCGCTACGTCTAGTGAGTATGGCGAGCTTGATGGTAAGAGCGTGCGGTTCCTCAAGGAAGTGGACCTGTTTGAGGTGTCCGTCGTGCCGCTCGGCGCGAATCCGGAGACCGAGGTGCTGGCAGTGAAGTCCCCGACGGTGAACCTGACACTGCCGGAGACGCTTGCCGAACGCTTCCTGGAGGTTCTGGGCGGGAAGTCCCTGGGCGGGCCACCGGGAACTGATGAAGAAGACGATGACGATGAAGATACCCCCGATTCTGAGGATGGGTCCTCGGATGAGGGGGTTTCGTCATCTGGGGTCACTGATAGCGGTGGCGAGGACGAGCCCGGCGAGGATGCCGGTGAATCCGATGAAGACGATGAGGGCGAGGAAAGCCGCAAGGCTGACCTCGACCGATTCGAGACCATGTTCCGCGCCGTGGGGCGCGACTAGACGAAAGGAACCATCAACATGAATGTTGAACTGCAGAAGCGTCGCGCCAAGCTGGCCGACGAGGGTCTTAAAATTGTCGCTGAGGCTAAGGCCGCGGGCGCTCCGTCCGAGGACCAGCTCGCCCGCCTCAGCGACCTCGAGGCCGAGATTGCCACCGTGGACGCTCAGCTCAAGGCCGCCGAGAACTTTGGCACCTACGAAACCCTGTTCAAGGGCATGCCGGAGGCCAAGAAGGAAGAAGCCGCCCGTACCCTGGGCGAGCACTTCCTCAAGTCCGCAGGCGACCTGTCTATCCTGCGCGACCGCTCTAACTCCACTGTTTCCGCGACGGAGTTCAAGGCGAACACGGATACCGTCACCACCGCTGGTGATGCACTGACCCCGGTTCTCACCGATGTGGACCAGACCGTTGTCCACGGTAAGCGTGACCGTCCGGTTCTGGCTGACCTCCTCGGCTCCGGAACTATCTCCGGCAACGCCATCAGCTACTTCATTGAGGGCGCGTTCGAGGGCGACTTTGGCACCGTGGCTGAGGGCGCGCAGAAGCCGCAGGTGCACGTGGCGAACCCGACCGCGGTGACTGACCCGCTGCGCAAGATTGCCGCATGGATCACCATCACCGACGAGTTCCTCGAGGATCTTCCGTTCCTCAAGTCTGAGATTGATAACCGCCTGCTGTACAAGCTGGCCATCTTCGAGGAAAAGCAGCTGCTGTCCGGTGACGGCATGGGCAACAACATCAAGGGCCTGCTCAACCGCGACGGCCTGCAGGTGGATACCGCCGCCTCCATTGACGAGGTGCCGGACAAGGTGTTCTCCGCTACCACGAAGGTCTCCCTGGCCACTGAGCTGACCACCGATGGCGTGATGATTAACCCGGCTGACTATGAGCCGATTCGCCTGAAGAAGGACGGTAATGGCCAGTACTACGGTGGTGGCTTCTTCCAGGGCGCGTATGGCAACGGCGCCGTCATGGAGCAGCCGGGTCTGTGGGGCCTGCGCACCGTGGTCACCCCGGCCATCCCGAAGGGCACCGTCCTCGTTGGCGCGTTCGGCCTGGGCGGCACCGTGTACCGCAAGGGTGGTGTGCGCGTGGAGGCTACGAACACCCACGCGGATAACTTCACCACCAACAAGGTGACCATCCGCGCTGAGGAGCGCCTCGCCTTGGCAGTGCGCTACCCGTCCGCTTTCGTCAAGCTGACCGTAGGCGGTGCTGAGTCCTAATGAAGCTCTACAAGCGCATCGGCGAGAACGGCTTTGAGCACATTGTTCAGGCCGAGTCCGACGAGGTAGCGGCTCACATGGGGCTGCTGCCTTATCAGGCAGAGACGAAGGAGCGGAAGCCCGCTAACAAGGCTGGTCGTGGAGCAACCAAGGCCGCTAAGCCGGAACCGAAGGAGTGAGGTAAATGACTGAGCCGCTAGAGACCCCAGAGCTGACGCCTGCGCAGGTCACGGCCCTATCTGGCGGCTTGGTACCTGCCTCCACTCCTGGGCTGGCGGAGAAAATCAGTGCCACGCTCGCCGGCATTCGCAGACTCTGCGGCTGGCACGTGTTCCCCGTGAAGGAAGAAACGATCACCGTTGATGCGTTCGGTGGGACGCTGCTGCGTCTACCGACGATGCACGTGGAAGACATTTCCCGCGTTGTTATCCGCGGCGCCGAGGTTGATTCTTCTAGCTTTGGGTGGTCTCAGTCCGGGATGCTCGAGCTCTACGAGGGGGAGTTTCCCGACCGGTTTAGGTCGGTTGAGGTGACTCTGCGCCATGGTTTCGACCAGGCCCCCGACCTATTGCGCATTGCTGCCGAAATCGTCCAGCGGTCGGTACTCGCTGGTACAGGCGGCAACGTCAGCGTTGGCGGTATCAGCGTGGGCGCCCCGGCTGGTGGCGGGGGCGGTGGGTCCATCACCCCGATGGCTACTGAGTGGCGCATCATCGACCAGTACAAGCTGCGTGAGTGGCCATGATGCAGCTGATTTTCACCGAGCGGGTTGAGATTCTTCGCCCGCGGCGTATCCGTGGCGACTATGGCGGCTTCGTCGAATCCTGGGATGACCCGGAGGTCATTCCTGTCGCCGCGCCAGTCAGTGTTCAGCAGGTGTCCACGAGTGAGGACGAGACAGGCAGTAGCCAGCTCGTCGTGACGAAGTGGCGCCTGTACTCACAGCCGCCCCATTTGCTTGACGAGCTCGAAACCAATGACCGCATTCGGGTTATTGGTGGGGTTGGTGGCACGTGGGTGGTAGGCGACCCGGAGCACTGGCGTGGGCCACTACTTCCGCACACTGAGGTTGATTTGGAGGTCTACCGTGGCACGAGTCGAGCTTGATACTGACGCAATTTTCCAGCAGGTAATGAATACCAACGCGGTCCATGCGAAAGTGCACAAACGTGCGGCCAAGATTTCCACCAAGATTCGCCTTGACCTGAATAAGGCCGGGATTGAGGCCGGTGTGGAGGTCAAGGAGTACGCGCACGCGAATGGCCGCTTTGGCCTAAACATCGTTGGACACGTTGACGACAAGGACGCTCGGCGTGCTGGCCGCATTGCCCGCCGCGCAGGAAGGAGTGTACGCCGATGAACGACGTTGACATCCTCAAGTTTGCTATCGACGCGGTGGCGGAGGTTCTCGGAGATGAGTTGTGGGTGGCGGATCATCTACCGCCCGCGGACGAGCTCGAGAAACTGACCCCCGCCGTCACGGTTGACCTCCTCCCCGGCAGTGAGGTCGTGCCGTGGGGAGCGGACAAGGGCGAGTACATCTCGGAAATTATTTCCCTTGATGTGGAGGTCGTCGGGGTGTCTCGCGCTCAGTGCACGCCGGTAGGGGACAGGGTGCGCGCCGCGCTGCACCAGCTTCCGTTCCTAGAGGGCAGCGGTGTGAAAAGCGTGGACTGTCCGCGTTTTTCTACGCGTGAGGATATTAACCCGCAGCTCCGGGTCTTGGGGGCTGTAGTCGATTTGATGGTGCTCAAGACCTAGACAAGCACCGTCGCTTAAGTTTCCATCCCGTTCGGGTCGTGCGGCCTGGGCGGGTTTTCTATGCCCAATCATTCTTTGAAAGGAATACATCATGGCAGACCAGAAGACTCTGGAGGGCTTTAACGCCCGCAAGGCCCGCGTTGGAATGACCGGAGCTGTCCGCTCCTCCGTCCTCGGCACCGAACCGGTACCGTTCGGCGAAAAGTACAACACCGATACCCATTACAACCTGGGCTACATCTCCCCGGACGGTCTGGAGATTAGCTTCGATGAGGATAAGCAGGAATACATTCCTTGGCAGGAAGTTTCCGCAATCCGCACCGACATCACCAAGGCTGTGAAGTCCGTCAAGCTGACCCTGTGGGAGACCGGCATTGAGAACTTCGCGAAGTTCCTTGGCGTGTCCGAGGACGCGCTGGAGGACCAGGGGGACGGCTCCTTCGCCTTCTACGAGGACGCCCTGCCGCAGTTTGGCCACGAGCACCTGCACATTGATGTTGTCGATGGTGACAAGGCGCTGCGCCTGGACCTGTTGGATGCGCAGATTACCGAGCGTGGCTCGATGGTCTTCAAGAAGGACGAGATGTTCGGCCTGGAGGTCACCTACACCTCCTACCCGGCATCCTATGAGGACTACAACGCCTCCCTTCCGGAGGGTGTGGGTAAGACCGCTCGTTGGCAGATGAACTCCGCGTGGGCTACTGGCGGTGCGAACACGTCCGCAGCTACGGACGGTTCCACTCCGCTGTCTATCTCCACGAGCTCGCTGCCCGCCGGTAAGCAGAACGCGGAGTACAACGCGACCGTGGCGGTCAAGGGCGGCAAAGCTCCGTACACCTACGCGGTGTCCACCGGAAATCTTCCGGCAGGCCTGTCCTTGAACGAATCGACCGGCGCTATCACCGGCACGCCGACCGCTGCCGGAGAGTCCACCTTCACCGTGAAGGCGACTGACACGGGCAAGCTGTCGGCAACTAAGCAGCTGACCATCAACGTCACTGCTGCCTAACTCACCTTCCTTGGGGTAGGGGTGCGGGAACTAAAAATTGGCTGGCCCGCCCGCTCCCCGCAAAAACTTTTCCGCACTAAAGGGCCAGCCACCCTAAGACTTTTGAAAGGGGACCAGCCATGTCCAATATCAATCTTGACGCCCTCATTGAGCAGCGCGCCGAAGCTACCGGCTCCAACAAGGGCCGAATCCCGTTCGACTTCAAGGGCGAAACCTACGACTTCCAGGACCCGCTGACTCTGACCGACGAGGACAAGGAAGAGCTGCAGGCCATTGATTGGGAGCCTGACCTTGCCGCCTGGTACATGGGCGATGAGCAGTACGACAAGTTCCTCGCCGCAGGCGGCTCCTCGAACCTGTGGTTCCTCGTGTTCAACGAGTACATGGAGCGTAATCAGGATATTGATTCTTCGGGAAAAGGTACTCGACTGAATCGCTCCTCGCGTCGTTCGGCGGCCCGGAAGCCGCGGAAGCGTCGCTAGAAGCCCACTACGGGAAAGACGTTCTCGGCCAGTTCTACCGCGGGGACATCACCCTGCGGAAACTACGAGTTCTGCTAGAGGGTTTGCCGCCGGACGCGCCGGCGTTCTGGCTGGAAACCCCGAACGGGGCGCGTACCCCGTGGACTCTGGCGGACGCTCAAATCTGGCGCATGTTCTGGGCTACGGCCACCGCCGCCACCGGCTTGTCCGGTGTGGATAAGGGCAAAACCATTTTTGACAACATGCCCCAGTTCCCGTGGTCGAAACCTGTTAACCAATCGTCTTATGGCTCCTTTGGCGACCATTCGCCGGAGGAAGTCTTGGACTATCTCGACTCGCTTTAGGAGGCCGTCATGTCCGATGCCGTGTGGGTACCAGTCAATGCTGAGATGAAGGGGTTCATCGGCACGCTGGTTAAGGAGGCGTCGGGCGCGGCGAAAAAGGGCGGCGAGATTGTCGAGAAGGAGTTCGCCGCCAGTGGTAAGCGCGCCGGTGAGTCCATGGCTAGTGGGCTGCAGGCGTCTGCGGCGAAAGTCTCCCAAGTCTCCACTAAGCTCGCGACGGCGCGTAAGGCTGAGGCCCAGGCGGCGTCAGACGTCGGTGTTGCGGAAGCGAAGCTGGAGAATCTGCGTAATTCCGGCAATGCTAAGGCTTCGGAGTTGGCGCGGGCGGAGCAGCAGCTCGAGACCGCGAAGAATAAGCAGTCTGACGCCGCTGTCCGCGTGGCTCGTGAGGAGAAGAACCTCGAGGCTGCGCGTAATGGCGGGGAGACGAAGTCTCTCGCATTGTCTCGGGCCGAGGACCAGCTGGCGAATGCCCGCACGTCGCAGCAGACCGCGTCGGCGAAGATTCGCACCGCTGAGGTTGAGCTGGATGAGGCTCGGGCTAAAGCGAAGGCTAAGTCTGATGCACTCAGGGATGCCGAGGGCAACCTCATGGGTACCCGTCGACTCTACGGCGAGAACTCGAAGCAGGCAGCAGCTGCGGAGAAGGAATTCAACGCGGCGCAAAAGCAGTCCGCTACGGCTAATAATCAGGTTGCTACTGCTGAGGGAAAGGTGAAGCGCGCTCGTGCAGAATCGCAGAGCGCTGCAGATACCTTGAAGGCTAAAGAGCTGGGTCTGAAGGCCGTGCAGGAGGATTTGGCGCGGTCTTCTGAAGATGCTGCAGCTAAGACCGACAAGATGGGGGATTCTTTCAAGGGGGCGGCTGGAAAGGCCGCTGACTTCGCCGGTAAGTACAAGGTCCATGCTGCCGCAGCTTTGGGTGGTATTGGGCTTATAGCGAAGGAATCAATTGATTACGCTTCGGAAGCCGAGCAGTCGTATGGTGCCGTTGAGTCCATCTTTGGGGACCATGCTCAGGGAATTATCTCCGCGTCTAAGGGTGCGGCTGAGGCGGTCGGCCTGTCCGGGCGCGAGTATCGCGAATTGACGTCGTCGACGGGCGCGATGCTGAAAAACATGGGCATGCCCATGGATGAGGTGGCGGACAAGTCTCAGAACCTTGTGGGTGTGGCTGCCGACTTGGCGGCTACTTTCGGCGGGTCGACGAAGGATGCCATTGAATCCGTCAACGCGCTTATGCGTGGTGAGGCTGACCCCATCGAGAAATATGGTGTGTCGATTAAGCAGTCTGACATCAATGCCCGTATGGCTGCTAAGGGCCTGGATAAGCTGACTGGTGAGGCAGCGAAGCAGGCGCAGGCGCAAACGCTGCTGGAGATGCTGACGGAGCAAACGTCGTCGGCTCAGGGCCAGTTTGCTCGCGAGACTGATACCGCTGCGCATAAGCAGCAGGTGGCGACTGCAAAGCTGAATGATGCGAAGGAAGCTATCGGTACGGGCCTGCTGCCGATGTTCGCGTTAGCGGCTGAGAAGGCGGCACAGTTCGCCGGGGTGGTCGGTAAGCACCCGAAGGTGTTTATTGCTTTGGGTGCGGCTATCGGCATCGTTGCGGGTGCGATTGTGACATTGGCAGCGGTCGCCCCGATTTTTACCGCGATTAGTGGTGCCGCTGCCGCTGCGAAGATGTCCATGTGGGGATATGTCGCTGCGCAGGCTGCAGCGATCGCCCCAATTCTTGCAGTGGTCGCCGCGGTGGCTGCGGTTGGTGTGGCACTGTGGGCGTTTTTCACGAAGACGGAGACGGGCCGCAAGATGTGGTCTGCCTTTACCGATGCGCTGGCTGCGGGCTGGGATTGGGTAGTCGAAAAGTTCAAGGCAGGCCTTGATTGGGTTCAGTCCACGTTCGGCCCGGTGTTTTCCCAGATTAGTGAGACTGTTTCCAGCGCGTGGGATGCCACGGTAGAGAAGGTCACCGGGGCGGTTGACCGCGTTAAGGAGATTGTTTCCGGGGCGCTCGACTTTTGGAAGTCTGGTGACACGACTGACTACGCCCAGGCATTGGGCATGAACCCGGACTCTCCCGTCTTCACGTTTCTGCAGCTCTTCCGCGTCAAACTCATCGCGCTGAAGGACTTCGCCATTGTGGCGTGGGACTTTATGAAGGCCAAGTGGGGCGAGTTCACGGTAGGCTTCGGCCAGTTCTATCAGACCTGGATCGCCCCTGTCGTGTCCGTCATGGGCACGGTGTTCCAGGTGCTGGGCACCGTGGTGATGGGTGCGCTACAGGGCATCTGGACGGGGATGCAGTTCGTCGGCAGTGTCATCTCCACAGTGTGGTCCTCGGTGATTCAGCCAACGCTGTCTGTCTTTATGTCGGCGGTGCAGGCCGTGGGCTCGTTTGTCGCCCCAATCTTCATGGCCATCATTGGCGGCGCGTTCCGCACCATGGGCACGCTCATCTCCAGCATCTGGAGCGGAGTCATTAAGCCCGCATGGGATTTCTTCCGCAACGCTGCTGGTCTTTTGGCGGACGTGTTGACGGGTAATTTCTCGAACATCGGGAATCGTTTCTCGTCGATGGGTGACGCCATTTCCAACGTGGTGCGCGGCACTATTAACACGGCGATGAACCTCTTCAAGTCCATTTTTGAGGCAGCGAAGGGAGTGGCTGCAGCATTCGCCCAGTCCATCGGCAACATGGTCAACTCCGTCCGCGGCAAGATTGGCGAGATGATGGGCGTGCTCGGCCAGATTCCGAGCAAGATTCAGGGTGTCTTCGCCTCCGCTGGTACGTGGCTGGTGAATGCCGGCAAGAACATCATCAACGGCCTGATTAATGGCATTAAGTCCATGTTTGGTCAGGTCGGCAATGCCATTGGTTCGATTATGCCGGACAAGATTCGCGGCATGCTCGGCTTCATGGACGGCGGTGTCGTCATGGCTGAGGGTGGAATCACCCGCGCCTACATTGACGGCGGCATCGACAAACTTGAGCGTTACGCTAACGGTGGCGCTCGTGAGGACCACCGGGCGCAAATCGCTAAGGGTGGTGAGTGGCGTGTGTGGGCTGAGCCGGAAACCGGTGGTGAGTCCTACATCCCACTAGCCAAGTCGAAGCGCAAGCGCTCCACCCAGATTCTTGCCAAGACGGCTGATATTTTCGGCTTGTCTGTCGTGGACAAGAAGGGGCAGCTTATACAGCCCGGCTCCGCTTCACAGGTAGCCCCCGCACGAGCCCAGTACTTCGCCGAGGGTGGTATCACCTCTAAGGATTTGCGGGCCTTTGCAGAAGGCGCTCGAGTCAATGGCTATCAGGCGTCGCGCTCTCTTGAGGGCGCGCCGTACGTGTTTGGCGGGTCGAACTGGGGCGATTGCTCCGGCACCGCGTCGGCTTTCGCCGCGCTCGCCAGCGGCCTGAACCCGTTCCCGCGTAAATTCTTCACAGGTGATGAAGCTGCGTGGCTGTCCTCACATGGATTCCACCGAGGGCGCGGTAAGCAGGGTGACCTGCGAATCGGCTTTAAGAATGGTGGCCCGGCTGGTGGGCATACTGCTTCGACGCTGCCCGACGGCACGAACGTGGAGATGGGCGGAGCTCGTGGCAACGGTCAGATTGGTGGTCGTGCTGCTGGCGCGTGGGACTCGTACTTTAACGAGTTCTTCTATAAGACCATTCAGCCGCCGAAGCCGCCGAAGATGAATACCATTCTCGCCCAGAATGAGCTGCCGGACGGCACAAGCATGACCCTTGACGGCGTTCCCGTCACGGTGAGTGCAGATGAGACCACTGGTAGCACTGGTGAGAGTACGGTCACGGTCGCGTTGTCCCCGGAGGATGCGGCCAAGGCTACCGCGGCGAAGGGCCTGGGCGACCAGTCCATTTTGGACTTCGCGGTAGACGGCATCTTCGACATGCTGGGCATGAAGGATTCTGTCCTGAAGAAACTGCTGACCACCAAGGGCAATGATCTCCTACCGAGCGGGGACAGTATTGTCACCACCCGTGAGGTTCGGGACCAGGCGCGCACTAGCGTGGCGGCGAAGAACGCCCAGTCGATTGAGAACGATGCGCTTAAGAACGCGGCGCCGTCGACGATTGCTAAGGATGCTCAGCTGCGGATTGAGCCGGAGAAGAAGGCTAAGACTGCGGAGTGGGGTCAGTCGTTCTTTGCGAGTGAGATTGCTGAGGCGGCTAAGCGTCTTGGTGTGGGTGCTAAGGGCGCGAAGATTGGTGTGGCTACGGCGCTTGTTGAGTCGGGTAATCCGATGAAGATGTGGGCGAACAAGGCGGTGCCGGAATCGCTCAAGTATCGTCACGATGCTGTTGGCTCCGACTACGACAGCGTTGGTTTGTTCCAGCAGCGTAACAACGGCGCTTGGGGCGAAGTGTGGCAGCGCATGGACCCGTACGAGAGTGCGGCCATGTTCTTCCGTCAGCTGCACACCTTCGAGTGGCAGGACATGGAGCCGGGTGCTGCGGCGCAGAAGGTTCAGGTCTCCGCTTTCCCGGGCCGCTACGCGCAGCAGATGGGCCTTGCCGAGGAGTTGGTCAACAAGACCGGCGTGTTCGGCGGCGGCGGTTCTGCAGCTAAGCCGGAGGTTCAGCTGAAGGGTGCGTTCCAGGAGTTCTCATTCGCGTGGGATGGTGCCGACGGTGGCATGGTGGATACCTCCCTGCTTTTGCGTAGTGAGGATGCCGCTAAGGCGACCCTCAACCTGGTTGAGGAGCGCGGAAAAGCGAAGACCGGTGTCGCGGCTAAGAATGCTTCGCCGGTGGCCTCCTACAAGCATCTGATGACGACCGGTGACTACGACGGGCGTATGGCCCAGATCGGCATTCATGAGGATGATGACCTCGTCGGGGCTGTCATTGATGCCCGCCGCGCTGGCGCCGTCTTCGACAGCGGTGGCCTCGGCTACGGCAAAGGGCTACTGCCGAAGGACGTTATAGAGCCTGAGCGTGTACTGTCGCCGCACCAGACTCGCACTTTCGATGACCTTGTGTACAAGGAGTTGCCGAAGAAGCGCGAGGATGGCGGCGCTGGCACGACGGTGGTTATCAACCTCGACGGTCAGGAAGTCCTGCGCCAGCGCGTAGACAAGGTTGAGGGCGAGCTCAACATCAACACAGAGGAACTGGGAAGGCTGCGGCGCCGCACGAGCGTGGCCGTGGCTGGCACGACTAGGGGAGGTGCAATGTAATGGAATTCTTCGACCCGCGGTCCATCTACCGCGACCCGATAACGATTACCCTGGTCGCCCCCTCTGGTGACCAGTTTCGGATTGCTGACCCGCATCAGCGTGGGCAGCAGTCCGTGCTTCTCCTGGCGGAGGGCTTCGACGGTGGTGAGGGAAAGGTGGATCATACGACCCGTGAGACGGTGACGCGCTACGGTGTGCGCCGCACCGGGTTCAAGGTCCCGCCGATTTCCGGCAGTCTAAAGGTTCTCGTTACTGATGATGCTGAAGATTTGTCTGTGGCGTTTCGTCGGTGGCGTGCGGCGTGGTCTTATACGACTCCGGGGAAGTTGAAGGTGGAGTGGCGTGATGGGCATACCTCGGAGATTGAGGTGGTGCTCGCGGACGCTGCTCCTTTGCCTTCTTCTTTCGTGGGGTTGCATGTTATGGAGGACCAGATTAAGTGGGAGAACTTTTCTGGCGTCTGGACTGGGGGTGTTAGGACATACGCCGGTAACGTCACTGTGACGACTCCCGGCGACTTGCCCCCGAAACTCCGGCTGAAATGGGACGGTCGCTCAACCAGATTCACCTTGCCGAGCGGTCTTTCCGTGAGTTTGGGTAGTGGCCCGGGCACTCGGTGGATTGATTTGGAGCGCGGCATGCAAGGCCAAGTCACCGACGAGGACGGCAACGTCGACACCGGAACCTGGTCATCGCTGCGTGGCGTGCTCGTGGGGGAGACGCTGCAGCCACACACAAAGAATAGTTTCCAGTTGGGCGCGGGACTGACCCTAGAGGTCACCCCGCGCTTTCTTAGCCCGTGGAGGTGACCCTGTGGTTAATTGGCAGCAGCACAAGGCAACCCGTGAGGCCGTCATGCGGGTCCATGGCCAGTACGTCGGCCTGTACGACAAAAACTGGGAGCCAGTCTTAGACATTGAGGACTGGGTAGACGCTGAGTGGGGCGGCACTTTCGCCGACGTGGGCAACATGTCCATGACGCTGCCGGGTGAGATTTCGCCCGGCGTGGTCAACCCCGTGGTGGACTACCTACTGCGCGATGACCTCCGCCGCTTAGACGAGGGTGGCCGGTTGGATGCCCTCATCCACGGCGCTGTGCATGTCGTGGTGGAGCGGCCCGGGCTGCGCCGCCGCTGCTACCGTATCCTTGAGACTAATCCGCGTGGTGGCGACCCGCAGGGTAACCCCGCCGAGGTGGAATTGTCCGGCGTGGACTCGATGGAGCACCTAAAGCACTTGCCGCTGTGGGCGGACCCGGCGAACCGCTCGAAGGTGGTGCAGCTGCAGTGGGAGGACAGGCAGGACGGCAGTGCCGAGAAGGTTAGCCGTAAGCTCATTGGCCGTAACCTCATCGGCTATCAGCAGCCGTCGCTGCTGGACAACATGTTTTCATGGACTGATAGCTACACGTCACCTAGCCAGTGGCGTGGATTCAATCCGTCGATGCATCCGGTGATTTGCTCTCCGGTCATGTCGGGCACCCGGTCCGAGTGGTGCATCGTCTCTGCCAGGTGGGATAACGCCTGGGACCTACTCAAAGCGACGTGGGCGGCGGCGGGTGTGCAGCCTTTCGCGTGGCTCTGGTTGCCGGGCGACCCGCAGCCTTTCCCGTCCTACACGACGCTGTCGTTGCCGACGACGATTATTGACTTCGCCCCCAGGGCCACAGTCACTGGCGCCGCCGGTATCGTCGGGCAGGCTTTCCGGCAGTTGAAGCGCACGATTAGTAGCGATGATTTCATCACCTCGACGACGGAGTTTGCGGATGTGGATGTCCGCAATGCGGACGGGCGTAAGCCGTGGGTGGTGTACACCCTGATGTGTGCGCCGAGCGTGAAAATACGCAAGTCCACAGACCACCGCTTCCTCGTGGGTGGTAAATCCCCGGACATTGTGAACAAGGCCGCAAATATTGGTGTGAAGACACTGGTGGCTGCGATGGTGGCGGGTATCCCCGGGATTGGCCCGGTTATTGCTGAGGCGATTAAGGGTGGTGGGGAGCTGCTCGCTGAGCTGTCCGCAGACCGCTTGTTTGTCCTCAACGAGTACGTAGACAAGAACCGCCAATTCCACTACGGGCGCTCACGTTTCACCGCGATATCCAAGCCGGGCGAGGCCAACACAGTCGACTCTTTGCAGAAAGCATGGCAGGCGAAGCAGGAGACCGAGGGCGGCATTAGCGCTGAGTTCTCCATTGACTCGCCTGACCCGTACCTACCAGGCCGCGACTTCGACCTAGGCGACACCATTGGTGTCACCGCGTGGGGCGTCGTCTGGGCCGCTTACGTCAGTGGGTTGACGTGGACCTCGAAACCAGGGCAGGAAGTTGGCTGGACATTGCGTATCGGTGACTACGCCTCGCTCGCATCACCTGGCGAGCTGTACCAGGCCAACAAAGAAAACATTCGTGCTGTCATTGGTCGTCTGGCTGTGACTAAGGGAGGATAATCATGGATTACCGCTACATTGTGCCCACAGAGGTACCAGAGTCGGAGCACCCGTACGCTGGATTGTTCCTCGGCATCGTTCCAGAAGGCTACGAAACACGGGCCGCACGCCACATCTTCGATGAGCTTGGTGCTCGCTTCGAGGTGGGGGAGCCGGATACCATCACCCTTAGCTGGGCGGTGGATTTCGATACCGATAGTGACCGCACCCGCGCCAACGTTGGGGACATCATGGACATGGTGGTTCCTGGTGCTGATAGGCGTGGTGTGCGCATCGTGGAGGGCGCCCTCCCGCCTGGTATCCGGCTGGAGCGCCACACCGGCAAACTCGTCGGAGTGTTCTCCCGCCCTGGCTTGTATGACGTGACCCTCACGCTTGGCCCGGCGGTGAAGCTTGACCCGCTCGGCGGGTCTGGCACACCGGGTGAGCAGGTGGCGTGGATACCCATAGGGCAGCAGCGTGCGCGGGCTGAGTCATCGACCCCCGCGCCTAAGACTCTGGCTGACCTTACCGCCCTTGAGCTTTCCCAGCTCGCTGCTGAGGCGATGCGTCTAGAGCGCTTGAAGGCGATGGAGGAGCTAGACAATGGGTATTAGGCCAAAGTCTGGAAGCCCGACTGAGGGCAAATACCGCATCGACGGCTCCCACATCGCTAACGGTCTTGTAGAAGACTCACGGCACACCGGCGAGCAAGCAGGGCAAGCCATCGTGGAGATTTCAGCGCAAGCAGATTCCGCGAACAAAGGAACTGCTGAGCTTGCCAAGCGAGTGACTGCCCTTGAGAAGCGGAACACTGTCACCAAAGATGCCCAGGGCAGGATACAAACCGCCGACCCCGCTGCTGATGGGGACGCCGCTACTAAACGCTACGTCGATGAGACAGCTAAGAAGCAATCAAACAGCGCTGTCCTCACATCTGGGGAGAAGACGGGTTCATGGGCGCCGTGGAATAAAACCACGTGCCCGCCATGGCTCACCATCGGATCCAGCTCGCTCATCATTCCGGAGGGGCGTTGGCGAATCGAAGTGCTTAAAGGCCAAGTTGTCATCTACGAGAACGGGGCACTGAAAGACCGAGCTCCTGCCGGGTGGGATGGGGTGATTCTTGGTTCCTCCCAGGTCTATGACGGAACCGGAAACGCCACCCTCATCGTGACCAAGCTATACTAGTACGCCCCCTACAAAGGAGAAATCAATGGCAGTGAAGCTGAAAGGCAAACTCACCGACATTACCACTCGACCGGTGGAGGATGTCACTTCGGTGTACGTAAAGTCACCTGTTATTCGTGCAGGTGATGAAGGGGCACTGACCACTAGCCAGCCGCAAAAAGTAGCAGTTAGCACGTCCGGCGATTTCACGGTCACTACTGTGGCCGGCAAAGGCTGGCTATATGTTGAAGGCCCTGGCTGGTCTGACTCTATTCCGTTCGTCGCCGCCGAAGGAATGAAACTTTTCATCGAGGCGTGGGCGAATGCGTCTAGCTCGGGTGGCGTGTACGCCATCATTAAGGAGCTCATTGATGCGATGGGTGGCGCCACCGAGCAGGAGCTCCAGGACTTGGTTCAGCAGGCGAAGATGTATGCGGATGCTGCTTCTCGTGCTTCTGCTGCGGAGTCTGTGTGGGATAAGGGGATGATTTCCGCAAAGACGGATATTCTGTCTCTTTCGCCGGGCCGGTATGGGCTTATGTCTGCTTCTGTGGCGTCGTCGATGGGGCTGCCAGGAAATTCTGCTGGTGTGCTTGTGGTGGATTATTTGGATGGGCCGAATGGTCGTTTGTCTGGTCGTTTCTGGTGGGAGTATCAGGACTCCACGTATGGGCGTATCTGCTATTCGGCGTCATCCTATAACGGTAATTTCCGTGGTTGGCAGTCAGATACGTGGCACAAAATGCCGCTGACTACTGCGGATAGGGTTGTGGATTTGCCGCCGGGCCGCTACCCAGTCACGACGGAAGATGTAGCTAAGGCGCTGGGCTTGCCGTGGGCTGGCATGGGCTACCTAGAGATGGAATGGCTCGGCACGAGCGCATATCAGCGTGTGGACTGGTGGACGGGTGTGAATCCTACTCATCATTGGCGCATCTCTATTTACAACAAGGTTCTGGATAAGGCAGCGTGGGAGCACTTGCACGGTGCAGATGCCGGGGAGGGGAGCAATTACCAGCTGGCTGGTGCGGAAGCGGCTATCGAAGCCATGCTCACCACCCACGACCCCACTGCCTCCTATGAGTCTGACCATGCCGCCCTGGTGGGTGACTTGAAGCGCAGGGTTGGCCCCGTCAACGTAGGCGATGCTGGTGCGCTCGCGTTGGTGTTTGACCACGGAACTACAGCTTTCCGCGAGTGGGTGTGGCCGGAGCTGAAAAAGCGTAACTTGGTGGGCACGATGGCCCTATGCCCAGAAGTCCACCTGGACGATAAGGGCGACTCTCGCCACCGCGCCACCAACGACGAAATCAAATCCTGGGTGAAAGACGGTCTGGTAATCGCGGGCCACTCCGGTGACCATATGGGCGCGAAAACCACGACGGACATTTACCGCCAAATCGTCGTCTCCAAGCAGGTACTCGAAACCAAGCTGGACACTAAGGTGGATTGTTGGGTGCAGCCCGGCTACTCCCTCTCCGATGGGAACTACGGTGGCTTCGGAACAGGGCAGAGCGCCGCCGACTACACCGGCACGCTCGCAGGCCGACTACTCCAGCAAACTTACCCCGTCATCACCGGCTACGTAGGCGACGATTACCTGTACCCCATGCAGGAGCTACCAGTAGGTGTGCAGCGCACCATCATCGAGAAAAAAGACACCGTAGCCCAAGTCCGCGACTACGTACAGCAAACAGCCGACCAGGGCCTAAAGCACATTAGCTTTATCCACCCCTACGCCCTACCAGAATCGTCTGACATCTACGCCACCAAGCAGGACTACATAGATTTCCTCGACCTCGTAGCCGAGCTACGAGACGCCGGAAAGTTAAAAGTTCTCACATTGCCGCAACTTGCAATCGCAGAAAAATAACACACTAAGCCCCGTTGACCGCCAAGGCCACGGGGCTTTAATCATGTTCAAAAGGAGGGCGAAATATGGCTACTCACCCGATGAAGCAGGGCACCTATCAGGTATCTAGCGGCTACGGCCCGAGGTGGGGCACGTTCCACGCGGGACTGGATTTCGCGGCACCGATTGGCACGCCGATTTACGCGGCAGCAGATGGTGCCGTGGTGGAGGGCCGGGAGCGCTACAACGTATCCGGCTTCGGCTCGTGGATATGGCTCGACTGCCAAGACAGCGTCGGCAAGGATTTCATCTACGGGCACGTCAAGCACGACGGCATTCTGGTTAAGGCCGGTGACCGTGTACGCGCAGGCCAGCAGATTGGCGTGGTGGGCAACGAGGGCGAGTCCACTGGCCCGCACCTGCATTTCGAGGTGTGGGGGTCGCCAGGTCGCCTAGGTGGCGCTCACCAAGACCCAGCGCCCTACCTTGCTAACGCCGCGCAGCCGGGGGAGGCGCAGCCCGGCGGGGCGGTGGCTCGTCCTGTGGGGAAGCAGGGCGGCACCATCTTCGGCGTGGATGTATCTGAGCATCAGAACGGCATGAGCCTGGCGCAGGCGAATCTCGAAGGTCTCGAGTTCGCAATCATCCGCACCACGGACGGCACGTATAAGGATCGTTGTTACCGGTCGCACCTTGAGGATGCGGAGGGCGCTGGCATGCTCACCGCCGCGTATCACTACCTCCGTAACCCGTCGGAGGGTACGACGATTCAGCAGCAGGTGCAGGCCTCCCTGGAGGTCATGGGCGATGCGAAGCGCCCGATGTGGATTGATGTGGAGACCAACGCGGGCCTTCATGTTGACCACATCCGCCAGTGCAAGGCTGAGTTTGAGCGCCGGGGCGTGCGCGTTATCGGCGTGTATTCCTATGTGCCCTACTGGGAGGGGCGCATTAGCCCGAGTGAGCCGGACAGCCACGAGTTCGGCGCGTTCTGGGTCGCAGCCTACGGCGCCAACCCGAGGGGCAAGCCCCGTGAGATTTACCCAGGCGACCACCACCGCCAATGGGACTACCCGCTGGGTAACCAGAAGCCCGCGCTCTGGCAGTTCGGCAGCAACGCCCTTGTGGCCGGTCATGCGGTGGACATCAACGCCTACCGGGGCACGCGGGCAGAGCTGGAAGCACTATTCACAGGAAAACAAGAGCAGGAGCTAAGCATGGCCGACATACAAAGAATCCTCGACCACATCGACCGCAAAACTGAGGAGACCAAGCGCTACGTCGATATCCGTATCACCGACCCTATTGGCTCGGATGTGAAGGATATTCGGCAGCAGCTGACCGGCGGGCGCGACAAGATTGTCCGCGAGGACGGCACCGTAGATATTGAGGCCTCGTACCCCGGCTGGAAGCACCTAGGAGTAAACGAGAAGGGCAAGGGGATTACCCCCGTTGACGCGCTGGCCCTCATGATCCAGATTCTTGTCCGTATTGAGCGCAAGCTCGACCAGCTCCTAGGAGGCAAGCGATGACACGACCGTCCCCGATGCTCACCGAGGTGGGCGAGTATGTGGCTGGCGCGGTGGCTGCGGAGCTTGTGGCCCAGCCATGGTGGCTGCGGCGCAAGGCGACCATCATGCTGGTGCTGCAAGCCCTGGCGTGGTTGGCAGGTATCCTCCCCGTCGTGCTGTCCGACTCCCCGGAGTGGTTTATCTTCGTCGCCGGTGGTGTCGGCTTCATACTCACCACGCTTCTGAACGCCCTGACGGTAGACGGTGTGACCCCAAGCATGGCGGGCCGGTTGGCGGAGCAAGCCCAGGCCGCAGAAGCCGAGGACGCCCCGCCCACGCTGCCGGTGTACACCGGGCCAACCACAGCGGCGGAGTGACGCCATGACGCGCACCCTTAAGCTGATTATCGCCGCGCTCGCGTTCCAAGAGGCATCACGCGGCCTGGATTACCTTTTTGGAGACAGCAGGCCCGGCACCGGCGTCTTCGAGATAGACAGCATTGGCCCTGCCTTTGCCTGGGGATTGGCGTGTGTCCTCGCCGCCCTGGTCATCACCGCAGGTTTGGTGACGCGCAGGGATAACATCGTCCGCTCAGGGGCGATGCTGTCGGCAGCTATCTACATCGCCTTCGCCCTCATGGTGGTGGACAATGTGTATGCGGACGACGCGATAGATGACTGGCGGTATCTCACCCTGTACCTCAGTGCCGCGTTCATCTGGGGAGTCATTGCTTGGGCGCTCACCGTACGCATGGCAGTCGCGAAAAACCGGAAGGAGCATAGTGCAGATTGACGAAATCCTCACGTTCCTATCCGGTTCCAAGAATCCGCTCGGGTTCTTCCTCTCCATCGCTATCATCCTCGCCTTCGTGAGCGGCCTGTTCTCAAAGGCGGCGGAGAACTACGGCGGCATCATAGGTGCAGCCGGCAAGGCACTTGCCCGCCACAAGCAGGCAGCGATCGCCGCCGATGAGGCCAGCGTTGCGCGCCGCCTCGACCGGATGGAAGAGACGATTCAGAACCTGGATGAGGAAGTGGGGGAGCTACGCGCCAAGGACAAAAGCCACCACGAGTATCAGCTCTATGTAGCTGCCTACTGGCGCAAGCTCCAATTCTGGGCCGTGGAGAAGGACATTACTTTGCCACCGCCGCCGATGATGACGTACCCGGAGTGGAAGATAAGCACCTACCCCGACACCAACTAGACTTGTGAAAGTCTTTGAATTTTGCCCCTCACCCCACAGCGGGGTGGGGGTCCTTTTCTGCGTTTTATAGGTTATCCCGCTCCCACGCTTGCAGCTCCACACCAGGGGAGCGCTGCACCAGCTCACGCACATCAGACATGTGCTCCTGCCAACGGCGCACAGTCCACCGCACATTAGTATGCGAGCACCCATTCATCCGGCTAATCGCAGACCAGGATTCACCCTCCTCCCACATACGCCACCATCGTGCCGACCGCTCCCCACCTTTGTGTGACCGATAGGTGTTAATCCTGGCGCACAGCTCACTACATGTAGGCACCACCATCCGTGTCTTCATCGGGGGACGCCCACACACCACACAGGGTCGAATCCTCTTCTTCGCCCCCTTGATATTCTGCCGTGCACGCTGCGCATGGACCTCGATGTCCACGCCCCGGCGCTTGAAAGCAGACTCGTCGCGGGCGTGGGACGCGGCAGTGGGGTCACGCTTCGCCTCAAACTTCTTCCACCCCTCAGACCCCACGCGGGCTTTCGCCTTCTTCGACTGCTTAGCGCTGACCTCCGGCGACACCAAGGGAATCTTTTGGGGGATGCCGTGCTTCTCCCTGTACTCGTCAGCGGTCACCTCATGGGTAATGGCCACATGCGCCGCGAGGGACTTGTACATACGCCCACACTCGTGGCACAGGATGCGCTCATCATCTCCGTCGATGATGCCGTACCGGCCATGCCCGTCTTTGTCCCCGACGTTCATTAGCGCTGCACCATTTTGCTGATGGCCTGCTTGGACACCCCGGCGGCGCGGGCCACGCTGGCCTGGCTAGCCCCAGCAGCAATAGCAGCACGGATTGCTTTGTCACGCTCACTACGTAGGGCGTCAGCGGTGTCGGCGGCGTCCTGATAGTCGGCGGCAGCTTCTTCGAGGGTGGCGAGCTGGCGCTGTCCTAGGTCGCCGGCGTTGCGGGCGGACTTCACGGCACCGATGAGGAAGTCAGCGTCATCGTCTCTGAGCTCGTCCTCGTCAATGTCACGCTCCTCTAGCTCTTCGAGTTGGGTGATGTAGGTGCGTAGCGCGTCCTCAGCTGCGTCGGTGTCCATGTCGAGCATGTAGTGGAGAGTTTCAGCCAGATTGTTGATGGTGGTCATGGCGGTTCCTTTCTGGTTGTGGTTGGTGTTTCTTGGTGCCCGGCGGGGGAGTCGAACCCCCGCATGGTGACCGTCCGGGCTGCTGGGTTAGAGGGCGTTGGCTTCGACGATGCCCCAGAAGTCGGCATCCTCGTCGAGGTAGAAACCTTCGCCTTCGGTCTTGATGAGGGCGTCGGCGATAGTGTCCACGTCGTGCTCGTTGGCGTACTCGCCGAGTGGTTCGATGATTTCGCGCTGTACTGCTTCGTTCCAGGTGGTGTAGGTGGTCATTGTTCTTGTCCTTTTCTTTGTGCTCTCTGCCTTACACCCCTAAGTATAGTCACTACGGTTTACAAGTCAAGCGGGTTGACGTGTGTTAGTGGTCACATTTTAGGGGTGGTGACACCAATACCGTCGAGGCCCCAAAATCCCACGACAATCCCACGACATGCGCCACCGTAAACCGCTGTAAACGGCTGCAAACGACTGTATAGACGAAAACGCAGAAACCCCCTCCCACCAGCATAAACGCTAGTAGAAGGGGGTGGCGTGGAAGTGCCCCAACTGGTTTACACCCAGTAGGTCGGGGGTTCGATCCCCTCAGGCCGCACAAAATGAAACCCCTTTCCGTTAAGCCGGAGAGGGGTTTCGTCGTGCTCGGAGGGCGCCCGCGGGTGCTCTAGGGCGAAGGCCGCTTTGGTGGTCGGTGCAGGCCTAAACGACAAAACGTGTTGTTTTCCG